GCGTGAGCTTGCTGCAGAGTCCACCCCGGCGAAGAGCCGGGAGCGGGACGCCCCTACTCCTTTTCAGGAGTGGGCACGCATGTACCCTTGGTTGAAGGTACGGCGTTTCCGCAGTGGTGAGAGTGCCAGGCAGGCCCTCGGGTGGGTACAGGCGTTATTGGACGCCTACGCCCTATCCTTTGGGCCCGGATGGCTGACTGTCACAAAGACGGACAGGTGCCCAGACAAGCACGTCCGCTCCGCAAGGAGCGGCGTGTTTGCCCTCGTCTCTTGGGTGTTTTCGACATGGAGGATTGGTGTACCTCCCGCCGTGGCACTCAAGAAGATGAAGGACCTGTCCGCGTGGATTAGGAGGGTTGCCCTCTCCGACCTTTCTGTCGGGGTAGGACTCCCTCCCGGTTTACCGAGCCTTGACGCGATCTTCCGTGGCTGTATATCCCTTCGGGGTTTCAGCGCCGAATCTCGCTCTAGAGTTTTACACCAGTTCTCCCGTTTTGGGCGAGCTGGTCCCCTTCCGGTTGAGTCTCAGATTAGGGCTGCATCTTTTCAGCACCTGTCTGACTTAACCACCCGGTTCTCATCAAGCAAGGCTGATTTGAAATCGGTGTTTGTGTTTGCGAAACGCTGGGCTTTTAGCAAACGCAAGGCGGGGAGCTTCTCTTTCCCAACCTCCCGTTCGGCGACTTTTCGCTGCTCGGTGAGGGAGGGGGGCCTCCTTCGGGAGACCCGAGAGGCGGTAATCTCTTTCAAGGCCCGTCTTTTGACACGAAGCCTGGAGGCGGACATTCGTTACGTTTGTGAGGGGTTACCCCACAATCCGTTCCCAATGTCCGTTCCGCTTTCTTATGGGGTTTGTGTTGGTGACCAGATATTCCCTTCGGTTCTACCGTTCTGGCTCTTTGAGCCAAGGGTTGAAGGAGAGTCAGAATTCGATGACTCAGTCCTTCCTCCAGACTTGGACGCTCCGTCCGAGCAGGATTGGGAGTATCTTCGTGAGCACCTGTTAGCTTATGTTTCCATGAGCTTACGGGTTCTCCGGTACACCAAACGGGGGGCTCTTCGCCGCGACTTGCCACTTGCTCGTCAAGTTGTGATCGAGGAGAGGGGGATGAAGACTAGGTTGGTGACACCCGTCGTTGGGTGTGTTGCCTACCTATCTATGTTCCTTAACAGTTTTTTACTGTCCCTCTTGGATCTCGACCCCCGACTGAAACGGGTCGTGGACGTTCAAAAGGAGTGCGGGTTCTCTGCACTTCCTGATGAGGTCTATCGTTCTGTGGATATGTCGCGGGCAACAGATCTAATGCCCCATGACCTAGTTGAGAGCATGGTTAACGGGCTTGTCACGGGCTTGGGCTTACCACCCTTCC